GCGGACGATTCGGTGGTTACGACGTCTACATCATTAACCGTCGCGTCGGTTGTGTTCGACACGCTCCAAGTTACCGACGCATGGACAAGTCAGGGTGGCGATGCCACCGGGTACAACTTCGGGGCTGAGCTTCCGGGCACGAACTGGGTGACTAGCGGCAAGCTGCTGCGTGTGGAGTTTACGTTCACACCAACGTCAGGGAGTGCTTTCAAGGTGGCATTCAATGTGAGTGTGCTGAAGATCGTGAGTACATGAAGGGCTCCATGAGACTGAAAGAATACCACGTCGCCGTCGAACTATTCACAAAGTGGTTTGGCCGGGGGCATACTGTCGAAGGCTGGCGCGTGCTTGCCGGCGGTTGGCCGCAGGGCGCGATCATTTTAGATGTTCGTCTCTCTGCGGATGGGCGCGACGTTGCGTTCACGGTCGCGAGCGACGAGTTCGATTCAGTGGCAGAGGGGCAGTCTCCACCTAGATCTGCTGTCGAATGTGAATCGTTGTCGCGGAAGTAGATACCGAAAACAACACTATCGCAGGTAGCATGGGAACCGGAACGCATCAATGGGATGGATATGAACCGATGGCGATAGTATCAGACGAATCGGGTGATGAATTCGTCCGCTTGGCCACGTCGGGCCTCATACCACCCAATGTTCAATGGGTGCGAATCACGCTGGAACTAGGCGAGGTTGTGATGGTAAAATACAAATGTGACCGTTCTGGGACTGTCGCGATAGACGCTGATGACGTGGAGCGATGGTTTGGGGTGCCCCGGGCCGACTGGAATGGTGGGATCGCGAAACGCAATGCCGATAGCAGCACGGACACACTCGCAAAGGACACGCAGTAGGCGCGACTCGGACCGGGCCTACGATGGGACGCGGCGACGGATGGACCCGGCGTTGCGAGCGGCTCATCGATTTCGATCGTCGGCGCGGTGGCAGCGGTTCCGCGGGTGGTACCTGCGATCGCACCCGCTGTGCGCTGATCCGTTCCTGCGCCATGCGGAGGATGGTAGGGTGCAGGCAGCCGAGCAGGTACATCACATCGTGCCGTTGGCCGAGTCGATAGACAGTGGATGCGATGAAGCTAACTGTATGGCAGTGTGTACGACGTGTCATGCGCGATTAGAATCGGTGGCAAGATCACAATCCCCCCGCTGTGGGTAGGCTGGGGCCGGTAGGGGGGTGAAATCTCTAGGAGCTGTAAACCTAGACCGTTGTTTTGGGGCGAGCTTTTTTGCGACCGAGTTAGGAGGTTCAAGTGCCAGGGCCACAGCGCACAGCTACGGCGGAATTGAAGGCCAGGGGTAGCCGTTACGTCAGGCAGCGCGATAACGAGCCGCAGTACGACGATTCGCGGGGCGACATGTGCCCTGGGTGGCTAACGTCTGAGGCTCGTGTAGAGTGGGACAGAATCGTACCAATCCTGCTGGCTGCTGGGGTGTTTACCGTGGCGGATCGTTCGGTGGTCGCGGCGTATTGCCAATCTCTCGCTGACTATCAGGTGGCGACAGTTGCGTTGACGGCAGAGGGGACGATTGTAGAAACGAAAAAAGGTGAGCGCAGACGCAATCCGCTGACGACCGTCCAGCGCGACGCCCGTACGGCTATGCTGCGGTACATTCAGGAGCTCGGCCTGAGTCCGGCTTCTCGTTCTAAAGTGCAGGCGCGGAGCGTCGAAAAGAACGATCCGACCGAGAAGTTCTTGAGTCCTCGGATTGTGAGTTGATGTCCGTTGATCCTAAATGGGTGAAGCTGTTTGGATTGATTCCCGGATACGATCCGCGCGCTCAGTCGCGAGGGTACACGTTCGACGCTACCTCCGCTCGGCGAGCCGTGGACTTTTTCCCCACGGCCCTATGTCATTGCAAGGGCCCGATGGAAGGCACGCCGTTTGAGTTAGTGCCGTGGCAACAGTCGCTCGTCGGCTGCCTGTTCGGCTGGGTACATGAGGGCACCGGGCATCGAAGGTACAACGAGTGCCTGCTGTACATCGCGAGCAAGAACGGCAAGTCGTCGCTTGCGGCCGGAATTCTATTGTACTTACTTGTTGCTTTAGAAAAAAAAGGACTGGAATTGTACTCGGCCGCGTCTTCCAGGGAGCAGGGCGCGTTCATTTATTCCCACGTCGTAGGATTCATCAAGCAGAATCCAGCGCTTTCGTCACGACTGAAAATCTACGGCGATAAAGGTGGGGCAGTGCAGAAGGCCGTGACGTACGATGAATGCCGGTCGTCTTACCGCGTGCTCACGGCCGACGCGAACACGGCCGATGGATCATTCCCCTACTGCTCTATGATCGACGAGCTACATAGGCACAAGACGCCGGATCTCGCGGACTTACTCCACCGTAAGGCATCCGGGCATTACGACCCGCTGACGATGTACGTGACTACGGCCGACTACAATCGCGAATCCATATGCAACACAGTGCTTGCACGCGCGAAGGCTGTTCGCGATAACGGCGGCGATGAGAGTAAACCAGGGTTTAATCCTCGATTCCTGCCAGTTATTTTCGAGTCGCACAAAGACGACGACATTCACGATCCGGCGACGTGGCGGAAGTCGAATCCGAACCTCGGCACCATCATCCCGGAAGACTGGTTCAGGCAAGAGGTTAAGACGGCGTGCGAAACTCCGACGACGCTCAATAGCTTTTTGCGGCTGAACCTAAACATCGTAACCGATGCCGACGAAGCCATGATCCCGATGGACCAGTGGGACAGGTGCATAGATGAGTTCACGGCCGATGACTTACTTGGGCAGCGATGCTGGGGCGGTATCGATCTGGCCAAGATTTGGGATTTGACGGCCCTGGCCCTTGTCTTCCCGGAGCACGATGGGGCCAGTATATCGAGCTGTCGTGTGCTCTGGTGGTTTTGGGTGCCGGAGCTGAATGCCCGCGATCGTGAGGAAAAGGATCGCGTACCGTATGCTACGTGGGCGAGGCAGGGATTTATTGAGATGACCCCTGGAAATGAGATAGACTACGCATTCGTTCGTAATCGCGTGAACGAGATTTTCAGGCAGTATCAGTTGGCTGATTGCGGAGTCGATCGTCTATTTCAGGGGGCGCAGTTAGCGCAGGAGTTGCGCGACGAAGACGGCTGGGACATGGTGCCGTTCGGACAGGGATACTTGAGCATGACGGCGCCCGTAACTCACATGCTCTACTTGTTGAAGTGTGGGCGATTTCATCACAATGGCAATCCGGTGGCACGCTGGATGGCCGGAAACGTGACGGCCGAAATCTCGCACACGGGCCATCCACAGATGACCAAAAAGCGAAGCAAAGAAAAGATCGACGGAATTGTTGCGGCGGTGATGGCTCTAGGTCGCGCGATGAATAGGTCGCCGGAGGGAAGCCTGGAAGTCTCCGTGCTCTACTAGTATGAATAAACGACACTGGATAGAATTGGGCTCGTTTTTCGTGCTGGCCGTCGGCGTTCTCGGCGTGCTCGGACCATACTGGTGTGCGATTGTATGCGGGGGCCTGTTGACCGTCGTCGCCATCATTGGGCGACTGAGGGAGTAGTGATGTACGGTGCATTGATTGCTGCGCCGCAAATGGCGAAAACGTCGCAAAGCAGCGCTGTCGATTGGCTGCTGGACGACGGTGTCGGCGCTAAGACGCGCGCCGGGCCGGAAGTCAACGCTCACAATTCGCTGACGCTACCCGCCGTGTTTCGGGCCGTCGATACCCTCGCCAGCCATTGGGCCATGTTGCCCTGTCGAGTGCTGCGCCGCACCGGCCCGGATTCTGTGGAACCGGACAGGGATCACCCCGTCTGGAGCCTGCTGAACAAGCGGGCGAATCCAGAGATGACGGCGATGAACTATAGACGGGCGACTTTCTTGCACACGATGTTGTGGGGCAACGGCCGATCCGAAATCGAGCGGCGCATGGACGGCCGGCCCAAGTGGCTGTGGCCCTTACTGCCCCACATGACAACTACCAGGCGCGATCCTGAAAGTAAGCGACTTTATCACGAAGTATTGATAGACGGGCGCAGAGAGAGAATCGACGCCGACGACGCGATCCACACCACTGGACTGGGCTATGATGGGATCATGGGCTACGGCCTGATCGACATGCTGGCCCGCCAGAACATCGGCCTGCATCTCGCGATGACGGAATACGCTCAGGCGTTTTTCGGGAACAACGCCATGCTGGGAGTAATCGTTTCGACTCCCGCGAAAATGGACAAAGAGTCAAAAAAGGAAACCCTTGATGCGCTGACGAGCGGGCGCGTAGGCTCCCGCAACGCATTCAAGGCTATGATTTTTTCCGGCGGCGAAGCGCGGGTAGATCACGCGGGGCAAACCGGCAAAGACTCCCAGATCATCGAGCAGATGACGTTCGCGGTGCAGGACGTATCGCGATGGACGAATATCCCGCCGCCGCTACTGATGGATCTTTCGAGGGCCACGTTCGCGAACATCGAAGAACTTGGGATGTGGTACGTCAAGTTCACGCACACCCCGTGGTACACGGTGTTTGAACAAGAATGGGAGTGGAAGCTGTTCCGGGAAGATGAGCGCGCCGTCTATCGGCTGCGGTTCGTCCCGGAGCAGTTGCTGCGCGGCGATCTCGCGAAGCGCATGGACGGATACACTCGCGGACTCGGTAGCGGCGTTTACAACATCGATGAGGTACGCGCATGGGAAAACCTGAATCCCCTGCCGAATGGTGAAGGTCAAAAGTATCGTGTTCCGTTGAATATGACAACGACGGATGCTGAGCCGGAACAGCCGGACGACAATCGCGACGACGGGTTCGCGAATGCAAATCGTCGCAACGAATCATCGCAGTCGCCACCGAGTGCGGATGCGGTGACACAGTCGTTTCGCATGATCTTCACCGAAACCGCCGAACGAGTAATGAGGCGGGGACATAAGGCCGAGGAAGCGGCACAGAAGCGCTGCGATGGCAAGCCCGGTGACTACGAAGCGTGGCGCGAGAAGTTTCGAGAGGGCCACGAAAAGTATATGTTCGATGCGTTCTGGCCGTCGTGGCAAGCGATGGGGAACTTACTTGTGAATGGTAAAGCGGAATCCGTGGATGACGATCTAGATAGGGCGCTGCGTTTCGTGTGTGATAGTCAAGCACACGGCGAGCCCGACAGGGTGGCTGAAGCGTGCATACGCGCCGTGCTAAGCGTGGTGCACGCTGCGGAGACATGTAATGCCGGAACCCACTGACGAGGAGGCTGTTGGCATGAATACGCACACGATTACGAGAGACGCGGCGCACGACTGTCGTCACGATCCGAAGTGCTACGCTATGCACATGGGCCTCTGGTTGGCGGACGCCAGGTGGATGTGCGGTGCCGTGCAGTCCGTGAAATCCGGCGTGCTTCAGGCGGTTAAGGAAGCTGACGGTAGCAGATTCGCCAACGAGCCTCTCTACGTGATCCAGGATGGAATCGCGACGATCGGCGTCGCCGGGCACATGACGAAGGGATTCAGCAAGTTCGGCGGATCGTCAAGCGTGATGCTTCAGCGCGCCGTGAACTCGGCGCGCCGAGACAAAGCCGTCGATGGAGTGATGCTCCATATCGACAGCCCGGGCGGAACGGTAGCCGGGGCGTTCG